GAGCTAAATTCCCAACTAGCTTTGTGACAGCTTGGGAGGATGTGATGGTGGGTTACCCTTTTAAGATTCCTGCATTGGAGACCGAGGTCTCATACAATGTAGGTAATCCTATGGGTGCATACTCATCATGGCCTTCTTTCGCTGTGGCACATCACTATATAATATATCATTGTTGCCGATCAATTGGAATGGAGTGGAAGACTGCTCCATACGTCTTGTTAGGCGATGACATACTTATAGGTGATGACCAGTTAGCGGAATTTTACCTTGAGATGATTTCTTCACTTGGAGTAAGGTTCTCGAAAGAGAAAACTTATTCAAGCGACCATTTTGGAGAATTCGCTAAGCGAATCATCTATAATGGTTGTGAAATCACCCCACTTCCGATCTCAGCTTAGAAAGAAGTTACCCAGAGATATTATCTCTAGACTAATTTCTTCCTTGAGTTGGAAAGAAAAGGGTGGGTTGGTTCTCAGGGAATCCCGGCATAGGTAGCTAGTTTCTACAGGAATTTCTTCGGATACTCTTCAGTAAGAACTAAAGAGATAATGGAGAAATCCCTAATTTGCGAAATGATGATGAAAGTCATCAGAGGAGTTGATCCTGCTTCCTGTGTAATTCATTACATAGGTAGGAAGACCAATTTTCCTTACCTTAATAAGCTTACTGACAGTGTATGTGAAAACATACTCCAGTCGTGTGCTGTTGAGGCATTTGCAAAGTCGAATCCGGAAAATGTTACCAGGTCAAAAGATGGTGTCCCATTAGGAGACATCGCTATTAATCTGGTAATGTATATCACGGGTTTAACAGAATCTAGTACTTCGGCAACAGAGCTTATCTCTGCACACCCAACTCTCCAGGCCTACGGGCTTGTTGAGGAGATGTACATGGATTAGAAGCGGAAGGCTATTCGAATTGATCGAACAGGTGAGGATTGGCCGTAGCTTATGAAGGCTATAGCCCTCCCACTTTCCGACCGAGTTTTCGTTGAGAGAACTAGTCGGTAGATACCTAGAACCGCTACCTTCATTGGTAAAACCCTAGAAGAGAAGTTGGAAGTGATAAAATCATTTCCACAGCTCCTCTAAGGATTCCAAGAAGTGATGTGCTCTGAACCGAACCTCAGTTGCCAAACTGAGGCTAGGACCATGAGTTAAACGGCATCTGCCGGGGGTGCTCATGGCATAGCC